GCTTCGGGCATATCCACCAACAAGACGAGTATCACCACCTTGCAGGGCTACTTTACAAGCGGTTCAGCGAAAAAGGCTCTCCAGCTCACGAATGCTCGCAAGCTTTGGGGTAACTCGTTTAACGGTACTGCCGATATTAACGGAAGTATCATCGTGCCTGACGGAAAGTATATCTCCATCGGCAACATAAAGATGGAGTATGACGCAACCAATAAGGCGCTGAAGATTACGAACACTACGACCGAAGAGGTGGCAAACCTCTATACTAGTGGTGGTGTTTCTGCCTATGGTGTGGGAACATCATCCAGTGGTGGTGGTCTCAACGGCTCTGTAAAGGCTTATGCAGATGCTATCAGGCTTACTACGGAAAACCTTTCAGAGGTTGCTTCTGCATACTCAGTAGCAAAGCTCTATTCGGAGATTCAGAATGTGGCAAGTGCTGTTCCTAGTATCAGCGTGTCTGTGCCAACTGGCGGCAATGCCCTCACTGGTGCAACCTATGACGCAAGCACTGGTGTGATTACTTTCGCGAAGGGTACGTTCCTCACGGCTCATCAGTCTCTTGATGGTTACGTGAATGCGATAGCAGTTAGCGGAAGTGGAAATGCCGTTACTGCCGTTACAAAGAGCGGCAAGACCATCACCTTCACGAAGGGTGCTACATATCTCACCGCACATCAAAGTCTCGCAGCTTATGCAACTCAGAATTGGGTTAAAAATGAAGCTACTGCTCATAACGCAGATATGGTAGATAATTATCACGCTAGTGGTTTGTTTACTGGTTTCAGTATTTCTGATGTTGCAAACAAGGTTACTATTAGTATTGGTGGAACTTCTAAAGCACTGAATTTAGTAAGAGCTTTTCCTAGTGGTGCTGGAAACAATTTTAACGATATTGCAACACACGGGAATAGTATGGGTATGTCTAATATTGCAGCACCTTATGCTAGTTCTACTGCTAACTATCAAACGTTGAATGGTTATGTTAATCCTAATGGACAAACTGGTTGGCATCATTATATTAATCTGTCTTATACTGACAGTAATAATACGGCAACTTCTCCTAATATGTGGCAAACTCAGTTTGCTATAAAAGCTGGCACTACTGAAGTTTATGTTCGTTCTAGAGCTGGAGGCAAGATAAGCAATAGTGCTGCTTGGGATGCTCCTTGGGTAAGACTTGCTAGAGTTACTGACAATGTAGCATCTGCATCAAAAGTTGCTAATGCTCTTTCTTGGAGCGGTTACAGTAGTGGTTCTTATAATGGTTCTGCTGCAAAGTCTATTAGTATTCCAAACAATACTAATCAGCTTACTAATGGAGCAGGGTTCATTACAGCTTCTGCTAGTATTAGCGGTAATGCTGGAAGTGCTACTAAGTTACAGAACTCTAGAACTATAAACGGAACATCGTTTAATGGTACTGCCAACATAGTAACTTCTTATTGGGGAACAACAAGAAAGCTTTGGGGCAATAGCGTGAATGGTAATGCTGATGTAAATGGCAGTATAACTATTGCTAATACTGATGGTGTTTATGTGCAAATTGGTGATGTCAGATTAGTTTATGATAAAGCTAATACTGCCATTAAAGTAGTTAAGTCTGATGGTACAACCGCAGCTAACTTCTATGCTACTGGTGGCATTACCGCCTATGGTGAAGGTAGTGGCTCGTCAGGTGGTGGTGGATTGAATGGTAGTGTGAAGAGCTATGCAGATGCCTTGAAACTTACTAGCGAATCCCTGTCTGAGATAGCTTCTGCCTACTCTATCAAGGCTCTTGATAGTCGTATCTCCAGCTTGGAAGGTGGTAGTGCTACTACCATCTCTGTCAGTGGCACTGGTAATGCTATTACAAGTGTTACAAAGAGCGGTAAAACTGTTACATTTACTAAAGGTGCAACGTTCCTGACTAGTCATCAAAGTCTTAGTGCTTATTTGAAGTCTGCGGATGCAGCTAATACTTACCTTAAACTTAGCGGTGGTGCTATGACTGGTAATATTAGCTATAAAGGGTCTAAGAATACCTATGACATGATAAGGTTTGTGGACAACAATGTCGATATTTATGGCAATGGTATATGTATCGGTGGTGGCGGACTTACTATTATTGGTGGAGGAGAATCAGCAAGTGAGGTGCTAAAACAACACACAAATGGTGGAGATGAAAATATGATTGTAGCTAATGATGCTGCAATAGACTTCTTCTCTAATATGAATAGTGGATGGGATTCACGCAAAGCTGGTTCTTTTGATACATCTGGATATTGGAACGGAGTTGGATTTAAGAAGAATAATTCTAATGATAATTATGTTCTTACTGGAGGTGGTGGTCATAAAGCAATATCTACTCTATCTGTTAGTTATGCAAGTAGTGCTGGAAGTGCTAATTCTGTTGCTTGGAGCAATGTGAGCGGAAGACCTACGAAAGTAAGTCAGTTTACAAATGATAGTAATTATGCTACTCAATCTTGGGTTACTGGAAAAGGATATTTAACTTCTCATCAAGATATTAGTGGAAAAGTAAATAGAACTGGTGATTATCTAGATACTGATAGTGATAGATGGTGGATTTCAAACTCTGAGTTTGGCATAAATTTACATAATTCTGATATTGTTGGTGTAAATAGTATATATACTTCTGATGTTTCAAATGGACCAGAAGAAAGTATATCCTTTAAGAGAAGTAATGGTAATTATGATACTCTAAGAATGGCTGATGGAGTAATATGGTTTGGTACTGATTATGCACTCAATAAGACAATTAATGAATATCAAATATTACATACTAATAATATAAGGATAACTGGAAAGAGTAACGGTTTTATTGATATGTCAGCAGGTGGTGTTATAAAACAAGCATATATTTATGCTATAGGTAGCATAGATGGATATGAGAGTTATCCTGATGGTAGAACTACATCTATTAATGATTATGATAAAGGTTTAAATAGATTATTCTTAACTCATTCTACAAGCTCTCTTCCTGCGTCACAACGTCCATTAGGAAAAGATGGTCACATTTTACACTTTGGCTGGGATAATTCTTCTGGTTGGGATGCTCAATTAGCCATATCAGCTAATGGTGATAACCCTTATATCGCAATTCGAGCACAATATAGTGGAACTTGGAGAAATTGGTATGGTGCTGCGTTACTTAAATGTACTAATTATATTAGTGGTAATGGTGGATTAATTGTAGAACGAACTGATAAAAATTTAGATACTTATATAGGAGTTAGTAATGGAACTTATGATATAAGATTAATGATTGGTTCTGGAAATGTAAATAGAGGTATTTATGATGTTGTACGTGATAATTGGATGCTATATCGTGATAGCTCTACGAACATATATATGAATGGAAGCGTTCTAGCTACTGGTGGTATCACCGCCTACTCATCCTCAGACATCCGCTTGAAGCAGGATTTGCGGAAGCTGGACTACTTTGGCATCATCAAGGCAATGGGTGGCACGTTCGGCTTTGCTTGGAAGAAGGACAACACAAGGTCTATCGGTTGGATTGCACAACACGTCTTGTGCAACCCTCACTTAAAGGACATCGTTGAGACAGACGAGAATGGCTACTACAAAATCAACTATTGGTCTCCGAAGCTGATTGCAACGGCATTCGGTGCTATCGAGCAGGTGGGCGATGAGGTCAGCAGGTTGAAGGCTCGTGTGGTCTTCCTCGAATCAGAGGTTCAGCGATTGAGTGGAAAGCAGGACGGCAATAACAAGAAGAGATTAGATAACAAGAATATTAATTTATTAAATTAGTTAAGAAAATGGAGAATCTAAAGATTAACAAGAAGAGTGAACAGACAACCGCCACTTACACAAAGGGTGGCTATCGAGTAGAAATTACCTACAATGTTGACAAGACGGGTGGCAACATCGACAGCATCAATATGAGTATCTACGCAGATACCAATGGTAACTATCTCGGAAACGCGAACGCAAGCTCCAACGGCAGCGAGCTGACCTACAACATCAGCGGCATCCCTCAGAGCAAGCTCAGTGAGGTGTCAGCATTGATAGCGGAGGTTGATACCGCTATCGCTGCCAACATGGCTAGCGAGGCAGCAGAGTAAGTATCGTGAGTATTAACGCAGGGTGGCTCTTATAGAGCTGCCTTGCCTAGTGTTTTAAGTTTTAAAGATTAAGCGTATGTCTCTTTCAAACAACAAAATCACTGCTCCAGTGAGCGTGGATGATGTTGCGGATTGTCTCGGAATGAACCGCAGCAGTACCTTGGCAGACCTATGCACATCATCCAAAATTAACGTGTGGGCGAAGTACAAGCCTACAGTATTCCCCTCTCCCTTTCCCGATGACTGGTATAAGGCAAAAGATGGGAACTTCGGCTTGAATATCACGGTGGATAATGCAAAGAGCAACTGGAAAGACCTTGTAGCGGAATACTCGAAGGTTAATAATGGGTATATCACCTTATATAATAAGCCTATAGGCGGCGCATCTTCTCCGTACCGCCTTGGAGATTTCAGAGGGTACTTCCATAATGCAAATCCCGAAGTCAGAGACTATCTTGGCAAGAACGTGTTCATCCGTGAGAGTGATAACAATCAGATTCTCACGGAATACAATGCCATATCGGCAGATGGAGACCAGGTTAGCTACTTCGATTTTGCAGCATTCAAGGACAAGTACTTCGGCTACATCATCACCGATAAGAGCAAGTCCACTCTACAGCTCATCACCACGGCATCCAGCGTAGGCACATTCACCGTGCCGCTGCCTAAGAATGCCCTTCAGGTAGGCGATTACCTTGCATTCCCGATGTTTTGCTCGCACAATTATTCCAGCGACCACACCCTTCATCAGATGACCTGCTATGCCATTCCAAACCTAGCAGGAGGTAAGTCGCTATCAATTATCAGTCAGTCGCAATCCGTAGCTGCTAACTTCGCACAGATTAATGCAGAGGAGCGGCTTGGCAGAATCATCGTAACGCTGAAGATGAAAGATAATGCCACAACAGTAAAAAATGTTGCTGTATATTGCGTTTATCAGACGGACCCATCCAAGGGACAGAGTATGGTCGCAGGAGAGTATGTGAATACGGTAGGAACGATGAATGCAGGTGAAACCAAGACTGTCAGATTCACAAATCTTACCAGCGGCAAGTCATATAAGATATACGTGATAGCAAATGGTACTTGGGTTGTAAAGGGTCTTATCCCATTTAGTAGTATTATGCCCGATATGTAGTAGATATAAAGAAAGTATAACGATAAAAAAGAAAGAAATATGAGTGTAAATAACGGAAAGATCACCCCCCCATATCCATCGATGATGTTAAGTCGGTGCTGGGAGAACCGAGTAATGATATTGCCACATTGTGCAAGTCCGCCAATATCAATAAATGGGCAAAATACAAGCCAATGAGCATAGCCAAGCCGTTTAATATTACAGAACGAGACAGAGCCAACTGCCGTTATGGTCTGGATTTCACCACCAATTCATTACTTACCAATGAGTTTCGGAGAGGTTCATCTTTTAGCCTGAGTACATATTCCTTGACAAATGTACTGGATGCTGCCAGTGAATGGACATATTCCAGACCTAGAGGAGGTAGCAGTTCGCCCTATCGTTTAGGCGATTTCGTTAACAATGAAACATTAACAGATGGGTATAGTGCAAAGACCTCTGCCCCTTTAGGAGGATTCTACAATGGTGTAATCGGATTGGATAGCTACAAGACTAGAACCATCAGCACGTCACCAGGTAAGACAGATTCCTCTGCCCTCAATGTAAGCCTTGAAGGTACAAGTCTCTTATATACCAGCTTCAAGTGTAGATGGGCTGGCTCAGATTTATATAGCCAGTCGTGGCAAGCACTCGGAATGGTAGGTTCAGATGTAATACCTATTAATAATATCCTCGATATTAATAATGGATATTATCGTTTGGGACTTGTTGTAAGGGGAGTAAGTAATTGGTATCTCTGTGTATCCAGTTCCACATTCAAAGAGGTAAATGCCAATACAGAAAGGCAGACTTCAGCACCGAGATGGATATGCCCGAATCTGATGAGCAATACAAGACTTATTGATGAAGTTTTAGAGCACATGAATAGCCACGAAGAGTATTATGCTACAGCAGTACCTTGTATAGTCAAGAATGCTATTATATCTGTAAGTGGCTTGATTTGTACCACTAAGCTTCAGAGTGATGGAGAGATATATTGCGTGCCGGAGGGTAAGGTGTTTTTTGCGTTGCAAATCAAGAAGACGGCAGCTTACACCGTTCACTTCACTGTAGCAGTCTATGTAACCAAACAAATGATAAACGTGGGAAATGGAGAAAGCTGGAACAATTATCCTGTAGAAGGATTTGATATTGTTTTTGATGGAAATGGAGTTCTTACTCAAGATTATACCATAGAAGCTTTCATCTCCTTTACATATCAGTCGGGCGTGAAGGAAAGAAAACAGGTAAGTAATTATAAAGTTACTGGTTCTATGAAGAAAGGTAGTGCCGCAGGAACGAGAGTACATTCAGACAATCCACCTAGCTACCCAGCAGTAGGTAGTATTGTTGTTCAAAGAATAACATGGAAATAAAATATAAGTAATTTAAGTATTATAATAATTTCTCTTATATCCTTGCATATACAGAATATTTTCCGTATCTTTGCGGAGGATATAGAATATTATTTTAAGTTTAACATAAAGAGCTGAACAAAATGAAGAAGATTAAGACAATCGAGGCTGTCGCAGCCTACAGAACATTGAAGGCATTGAAGACATCATCTATGGGCGATGATGCCGCTATGCGAGTTTGGAAGAATATGAAGGCTCTGCGCCACGTAGCCGATACCTACGACAAGGATGTGGAGGAAGCGCAGGAGAGCCTGAAGGACGATAAGTTCGAGGTAATGCAGCGAAAGCTCCAGGAGTGCCAGCAGTTGGAGCAGAAGCACGCTGATGAGGGCTACGAATACACCAAAGACGATTCAGCCAAGTTTGCGGAGGTCAATGAGTATTTCTTCAATCAGAAGCAGAAGACCGAGAAGTACTTCTCAGACCTTGCCAATGCCGAGGTAGAGGTAGCCATCGAGGCAGTTGACGAGAAGGAGCTTTTTAAAGCAGCTAAGGATTGCGGCTTGAAGTTCGCTGATATGGAGAGCCTTGAAGTGGTGATAAGATAAACACTGATAAGTAGATATAGAAATAGCGTTAGAATGGCATTCTTGTTCAGTTCTAACGCTATTTTTGTGACCTATTACTTTCAGATTGTTACTTTTTATAAAGTTTAACACAAAAATCAACTGAAAATCAACCACTTCTGTTAGAAAAATGCATATCTTTGCGGAAGAAACTTAAAAAATCAACGAACAATAGTCTAAAAAAAATAAGCTTATGAACAAAGAAGATGAGAGCGACCTATTAAAGTGGTTGCAAGACAAAGATGTTAGCGAGGTGATGTCCTTGCTGATGAAGCACGGAAATCGGTATAGCAGAAGGATTCTGAAATTCTTTCGCTGGTTCTGTAAGTATGTTCCAATTATAATTATGTGCTTTCACGCCTATGGAATGTGGGATTTTTCACAGCATCCAAGGGAAATGTTCATAACAAACAATGAGAATTTTCCCTGCTATTTATTTATCTACTTTATGGTGTACATCTTGCCGATGGTTTTGATATTAGCAAGCCGATTCTTCTACCTATGTTGGAGATATAGAATACCCTTCTTTTATTTCTTTGGTGTGAATGCGGCTCATATCGTACACTGGAGTTGGTACACAACTCAAGATATGATAGATTCCTGCTTCACTGTAATGATAGTAACAGCAATGTTTTATATATACGGATTTGCAGATATGTTTATTAGCAGAACTAGATTAGGACGTAAAATTTGTGCGTGATATGGGAAAGATATTGAATTATAAGATACTCGGTACAGCTTTGAAGTCATTGAGTGATGCTTGCTTTAAAGCTGACGAGCAGCAGAAAAATGGTGAGAAGGTCACCGCTTGCGGAATGAGCGATGATGACCTGGATAGATTGTGTGACATCATCCCCGATATGCTTAACCCGATGCTATCTACCGAGGAGGTAAAGGAGAAACTGCACGTTTCTGATGCTACACTTAATCGTATGGTTGCTAGAGGTGACATTCCGAATGGCGAGTGCAAGAAGCGTGGGCACACCCGATATTGGAAGAAGTGGGATATTCTTCACTTCATTAAGAGTAAGAGAGGTAAGTGATTGCCTCTCTTTTTTTGTTTCAGTTTGCGTGAGTGACTGTTGCAATTTTTGCAACAGTCACTCTGATTGCCTCTCTTTTTTATTTGGTACAATATAATAGACACAAACACACATATTTCCCCGAAAAATATACGCACTTTTTGCCTTAAATTATACGTAACAATATATGATGCTACCTTCTATCACCTTAAATCACTGATTATCAAGCACTAAAAGAAAGTGTGATAGAGTTATATTTGCTCTCCACTATTCTTCGTACCTTTGCATCCGTAATCGATTACATAGTGTTAGTTAATATTAAGGATAACTTAAAAAGATTGTATCATGGAAATGACAGATGCAAAAGTAGTAGAGAAGAAAATCTACGAAGAGGGAAAGAAGCACGATGATTATGCTTCTAAGGCAACAGGTAATGCTGGCTTGACACTGGGTAAACAAAAATAATGCTCAGTATAAACTCTCTTAATTGCTGGGAACTCCTTGAAAAACAGGACAATCAGCAGCCAAGATTGTGCGTTCTTTGAAATATTTTTTGTAACTTTGCAGTATGGTAAAAGGTATAATTTATAGGTACGAATCCCCATCGGGAAAGTCCTATGTAGGTCAGACAACAGATGAGAAACATAGAAGAAGATGTTTTTTCAATAACTGTTGCTACAGCGGAACTCGCTTTGATAATGCTATACGCAAATATGGAGTACATAATTTTAAGTACGAAGTGCTTTTCTCGGATGATTTTGATTCTAAAGAGGATGCTATTCCCGTTCTTAATGAAAAAGAATCGTATTTCATAAAGAAGTATGATTCTTACAGAAATGGGTATAATATGACTTTAGGAGGAGAAGGTGTTAGGGGTCATACATTAGAAGGAAAATCTAAAGAAAATATGATAAATCACCTCAAAGATTACTATAAAAGTCATAGCAATCCTTTTAAAGGAAAAAAGCATTCAGAAGACATGAGGGCTTACCTTAGTGAGTTAGCCAAGAATAGAACTGGAGAGAGAGCACCTATGTATGGTAAACATCTATCCGATAAGCAAAAAGCTATACTGAGTAAGTGTGCCAAAGAAAGAAAAGGAAGCAAAAATCCTTTTTTCAACAAAAAGCATACGAATAAAGCTAAAAATGCTATATCTACAGCAAATAGTAAGCCTGTTTTGCAGATAGATGCGGCAAGTGGAGAAGTTTTGAAAAGGTTTAATTCCGCTTTAGAAGCTGGAGAAAGTCTAGGTAATTCAAAATTAAACTCCGAAATTGTAAAGGTATGTAGAGGTTATGTATCTCCATCTGGTAGGCATTACATTACATGCAAAGGTTACAAATGGAAATATGCACAATAAGGTTCAACGACTATCCCGAAAGGGAGTACACTCAAGCGAGTGGAAATGGAGAGTATCTCGTGAGAGATAAAGATATAGTCTTATCTGTATGGTAACATACAGCAGTTCATTAGAGAACGGGTAAGGTGGTTGCGTACCTTATCGAAAGTTAGTGATTATTGGCACAGCACTCGGTGCTGGTGCTTGGTTATTTGGCGGTAATCGCAGTGTGTTTGGTTCACTCGGTGGCAATATGCCTGAGAACGTGAATATCAACGCATACGGCTATGGCGCAAATGCGAATGCTAATCAGCCAACAGCCTTGCAGGTAATGGAGAAGGAATGCGCTGATGAGGTGAAGCTGCTTACCGACATGTTCGGTTTGAAGCTCGACACAGCTAACAAGTTCTACGCTATGCGTGAGACTGACATCGCAGAGAAGTTCTCTATGTACAAGGGTGCAACAGATGCTATTAATGCAGAGAATCGCCGTGCAATGGAGGCTGAGTTTGGTCTGTACAAGTCTCAGGTTGATGCGGACTTCGGTCTGTACAAGAATCAGAGAGACCAGTACGATGCGTTGCAAGCAAAGTATAGCGACCTTGACAAGAAGGTAGCCATTATGGAAGCCCTCACTCCTTACAAGGAGAAGCTGATGATGGCTTACGTGAACGAGAAGTGTTGCCGCAAGATTGATGGTGTCCTCGGACTCCAGAGCACTCCTACTGTTACAGTTCTCCCATCTGCAAGCATTTGCGGATGTGCAGTAGCTTCTACTCCCACTACAGGAGCGTAACAGAGCAAAAAAGTCTGTAAAACGGACTAAGAAGAAATGAGTTGGTGAGGGGTGTTTGCCCTCGTGGTGGATGCCCTCTCACCTCTCTATAATATATCACCAACTTTAAAGATATTGATTGTTATGATGAATTTCGGAAACAGCCCATTATTGGATATGGGCACAAGTCAGCAACAGCCGCCAACGATGGATGCCGAACTACAAAAGGTGTATGAGGCAATACAGCAGAAGCGAGCATCTATCAATATGCAAGCGCAGCAATCCGCCACCCCTTTATGGGATGAAATTGACAAGATTGAGGACAATCTGACAGGCGCACAACGTCAGTACTTGATGCAGAATCAGGAATACGTTAATAGCTTGCAATATGTGTCTAAGCTAGTGCAAGATGAGGAATTGCGTATCATACGCCCTCGTATTGAAAGTACTCAGCAAGGACAGGAAGCATTGAAGAAACATCTGTCTTTGATGCAACGACTGAGAAAAGAAGTAGCGCAAGCAGAGGAACAGAAATCTGCTATGCTCAACGATTATATGACTAACCACAGCGACAAAACTTGGCAAGAATATCTCGTTTGGTACAACAAAACAAAGAAAGGAGAAACTAAGAAATGAACGTAACAGAACTGAAAGAGAAACTGCTTACATCGCTTGATTTGTGGGCAGACGCAAGAATTAGCGATATGGTGAAGGAGAACCCTGCATTGGCTATTCCTTCCGTGTATATGAAGCGAGCTTCACATAACATCATCGCCAAACACAAGGATAGTTGGGGCAAGAGCATTGACAACGCTACCCTATTCATCGCAGATGAAGACGGCAACATAGATGCCAACACGATATTTGAAGATATGATGCAGATGCTAAAATCCGTGGAAGATTACAAATTCGATGTAGGTTTTATTCACGGACATATCGATAAAGGCGTTGTGTCTATTGACCTGCCAGATGGAATTGCCACCGCTATCCTCTTTGGAAGCAAGCGAAGCATCAACTTCACAGAGGAGGACTTTGTAGAGTTGAAAGATTTGATAATAGGTTAAAATATATAAGATATGGAAACAAAAGACATTATGAGCAAGTTTGATGAGCTGTATGGGATGATGACATCATCAGCCAACGTGAAGTATATGCGCACATTTGGAGACACAATGCGCTGCATGATGAAGGATATGGCAGCAAAACACCCAGAGTTGGCACAAGAGTATCTTGATAAGCTGTGCGCTATCAAGTGGAAGAACTATCTCACCAAGAAGGAGGCATCTGAGATTGTAAACGGCATGAATCCGCCTGCAACCTGGGATATGCAGACATGGATCAATGCTATGACCGGTCTCGGACTTGCAACAGAGGAGAAGCCTTACTACAATGATTATGCTTTGTACGTTGCAATGAATCAGGTCGTAAGTGACCACGGATGTACCATTGCTAAGATACTCGGCAAGGAAGATGTTAAGGATATTGGTACAGAGCATTTGGTCAAATATGCACACAGCCTTGCTCTTGACTTGTTAAAAGACAAGGATGGCGTGTACGACATCAGAGAGTATTTTCTGAAGTAACATCAAAAATATACGGTTATGAAAAAGGTATTCGAAGACATTATAGCTAGCAATGACATGCAGGCTATAAAGAACTGTGTTACGATAATGACTGATTGTTGTGAAGTCGGAATGAACGACAGCGTAATGCTTGATATGATGAAGCAGGTCAAGGGAGAGATTGGCGCATGTCATTATGACGAAGAAATGGCAGATATGCATCTTTGTCTCATAGGCCAGCTTCACACTAAAGATGTAGCCAAGGACTATTGGCATGAGGTCAAGAATGACAACATCAATCTCGAAGACTGGTGCGTTCTCTGGGGAGAAATGGTAAAGCGTAACGACGCAAAGATAAAGAAATGGTTCCCGAAGATCAACACGCTTGATTTCGAGCGAAAGATTTTCGACGAATGCGTTTCTTTCCTGGAAAACGGCGGAATGCCATATTATGATCTGAATATCTGATTTTTTCGTTATTCTGAATGAAGTTTCGGTTTTTTTTTGCTATCTTTGCATCAAAAGACCGAAACTTTATTTTTATTAATTATTCAGGATAACAGATTATGACAGATTTATTAGATTCATCACAGATTCGGCAGATAGGTGTAACTATATTTTCAGCTATACTTGCCTTTGCAACGCCAACAGAAGGCTTCGTTTTGGCGCTGGTTATCGCCTTTGGCTTCAATATCTTCTGCGGTATGCGAGCTGACGGTGTGAGTGTTGTACGATGCAAGAACTTTTCTGCATCAAAGTTCAAGAACGCAATTTTGGAAATGCTGCTTTACGTATCTATCGTATATGTGATATACGGCATCATGTTAGGTTGCAACGATGGTACGGAAGCTTTATTTGTGATCAAGATGCTTACGTATATATTCTGCTATGTGTATATATGCAACGCATTCAAGAACCTCATTAAAGCATACCCTAAGAACATCTCATTCCGGGTTATTTACTATATTCTGAGATTCGAGTTCGCAAAGGCGCTGCCTAGCTACTGGAAGCCGATTATTGACAGACTCAACAATGAGTTTGATAAAAAAGAGGAGGAAAACAAAAATGGCAAACAGTAAGATTTTGGAGCCTTTCATTCTCAAGTGGGAAGGTGGCTTCGTTTATGATAAGGATGATTTGGGTGGATCTACCAATATGGGTGTGACTCTCGCTACGTACCGCTCAGTATTCGGCAGCAAGAAGACGGTTAACGATTTAAAGCGTATGACCAGGGTGCAATGGGGTGTAATATTCAAGAAGTTCTACTGGGATAAGTGGGAGGCTGACAACATCAAGGATCAGAATGTTGCAAACATCCTCGTGGATTGGCTTTGGTGCAGTGGTTCTTATGGTATCAAGATTCCACAGAGAGTGCTTGGCGTTTCTGTCGATGGTATTGTCGGCTCGAAGACAATCGCCGCCATTAACGCAAGAGATGGTAGAGAACTGTTCGACACCATCAAGCAGGAAAGAAAAGATTATATTGACCGTATCTGTCAGACCAGGCCACAGAACAAAAAGTTCAAGAAGGGATGGCTGAACAGAATTAATTCGCTTGCTTATGAAACTGATTGATAAGATAACAAGAGTTGTAATTGCTATTGCAGTAACAATGCTGATTCTATCAATGTTCTGTAGATGTAAGGCGAAAGAACGTGTGATAGAAAAACAGACATACATCACTGACAAGCGCAATGATGCAAAGTGGGATTCACTCTTTAACGCAAGGCTTATTAAGGAGCTGGAATCATATAAAGTATCTCACAAGGAATCGGTGAAGTCTACCACGAAAGAGAAGACTCATATAAAGGACAGCACAGCTTCGAAGTACGATGTGAACGGAAACAAAGTCGGCGAAGACAGATTCCACTACGAATATCACGAGATATCACAGGAAGATGTACAGATACTGAGAGATAGTATTTCTAGTCTTAAGGAATACAAGGATAGTGCTGCGATATATCATAGCAAGTGCGACTCCTTAATCTCAGTGATAAATAAAATATCGGAAGATAAAGTATATGTCGAGAAGCAACTATCAAGGACTGACAGGGCATTTTTGAATATAGGTAAGATAGCTTCAGTTTGTCTTTTTATAGGCATTCTCACATTTTTAGGTTGGATATACTGGAAATCAAAGCTGCACAAACGTTCTTAGTTTTTTCTAATGTTTTTATTTGGTTATTAGTTGATTTACAAACAAAAAGGGGTGACCGCACGCGATGTGTAGCCACCCCTAAACATATAGATAATGCACAGAAATTCAATCTTCTTCAGCTTGCAGGAACTTAATACTATACTCCGTTTCGTAGTATTTCTTCTGTTCGTCGGTCAGCATTCTTGTTTTGCTGTCAAAGAACAGGGTAAGCAACTCTCCATAATCCTTGTCGTAAAAGTAGTTATACTTTCGGCAAAGATAATTTCTGGCATTCATACACTTGCCGGGAACTGTCTTAAACTTACGCTTTGTCTTCTGTGGCAAACCGCTGGCAGCTCTCAGCTTCTCAACGGCAAGAACCTTTCTCAGTGTTTCCTGTCTCTTTCTGTTAGCCTCATCGGTACGTGTACGAGCAGCACTCTCCTTCTGTATTCGTTTTGTGGTCTCATCTGTATGCTTTACCCCAAGCCTCCTCGCCAGGTTGTTGACCGATGCCTTTGTTATACCGAGAATCTTCCCTATCTCTGTGGCAGAAAGATCTGGATAGAGATTACGAATAGCCTGATCCCTCACCTCCTTCGCTTCCTTCTTCCTTTGAATAAAGGAGTCACCATGCAGCTTATGTAGCCACCAGTAGATGGTCTGTACGGTGCATCCGAATGACTTCGCCAATTTGCTTGGCGACTCACACGGATGTTCCTTTATGTAATTTTTCTGTTCGTCTGTAAGTACGTTCATAGGCTATCGATTATCACCACTTCCATGTAATTTTCCCCTCAACAGGCGAGAATGGAGTTTGTCATAGTTCATTTTTCCTATATCACTAAGTTTGAATCCAATATCGTGAGAAAGTGTTGCGCAATACCATAGTACATCACCAATCTCTTTGGCAATTTCCAACTTCTTTTCATCTGTAAAAACAGAATCGTCATCACGCAACACTTTCTTAACCTTATCGGAGACTTCACCAGCTTCACCTATCAATCCCAATGTAGGATAAATGATAGGGTTAGGATAAATAGCAGTCTCTAGAGCTAACTGCTGATACTCATCTAATGTTAAATTCTTATTTTCCATTTTAATATTTAAAGTTTAAAATTCATGTTCATCACATACTTGGTCGCAAGATGATTCGTGCTCGTTATTGCTGCACCATCCTACGCCGTAAACGTCTTCGTTGTCAAACCAATGACAGTTGCCGTAACATCTTTTGTTTTCCATATTACTGATGTTTTACTACTTCCAAATACTTCAACTTTGCGAATCGGTATGAGTGATATATGTCACAAAGATTTTTCACTTTTGAAGTGAAGCACAGAATGCAGCCTGTATAATCATCAAATCCTAAGATAATATACTTTTCCTCTACATAACCTGCTACGTATGCCCCGATGTCCTTACCTTTATAAAGAACTCGCTCACCCATATTAGCATTGAAAAATTCCTCGTTTGTCATGCGCTACTTGAATTTAATGATAAAAAACTCAGTATCAAGCCACTTGTCGGGGCATAAGCCTTTCTTTGGCTTGCCGATGGTGATACTCTCAATCTCCTTCTCAATTCGTGGACTATCCTTGCGGTAGCCGTTGATAAAGAGGACGTGGGTATAAGGTTTATATTCCGGCTTGCCTATCACGCGACAATAGCCGCCGAACTCATCGAAAAGCACCTCACCGCTTTCGGCTTGTTGATTTACCAGTCGGGAACCCCAATACTTCTTGATTTCCCGATACTCTTCCGTCTTTTCGCCTGCCACAATCATATCGAACCATTGCTTGCTGACGGTGAGGGTCAAAATTTTCTTATTCATCCTTCCACCTCCTCCCAGTCGGTTGCCAGAATATATTCTGTAGGTATAGCTGCAACACCTAAAGAGAGCATATTAGACATACACGTTCTGTATGATATTGTTTGAGGGAAACAGCCGCCTCCGCATATAGTAAATATGTATTCGCTATTTTTACGTCTAACATTCTTTCCTTCCTTCATTCTTCTTAGAGCCTCCGAGAAGTCAAATGTTTCTTTCTTCATAGTTACTTCTTTTTGTGACAAGGACAACTTTCAGCGTGGATAACACAAACTCCGTGTTTCGTATCTACTAGCAGATAGTCGTGCCCTTTCTTGGTGAATATAGATGTACCAAAATCCCTTGCAGGTTCATCGCTATTAGCCAAAGAGCGGATGCCCTCAAATATCAATGCTCCTACAAGCAAACACAAGACGAACCAAACGGCTGACTTGGCTAAGTTTAAAATCTTATTCTTCATACGCTCCATTTAATATATTTATACACTCGACGAACTCCTCGACTTCTTCAATACTATTCAGTATAATAGTAATGCTTCCATCTTCGTTCCAGTGCTGATTACTTACATCTACCATAGCTTTATCTTACTTCTTCTTATCGAATTTATTACCAACAACTTTTGCATAAGTTATTACATCATTACCCAAACTACCTACACATTCGTGAAGAGGAATACCTGTATATAGACCTACCTTTCGCGCAAAGAATGCGCCTTCACCAAAAGTAACAACATACTTAATATTGTCATCATCAACATCCTGTAGAATATCTCCTTCCCAAACTTCTCTTCCCTTGCAGTCTGTCAGTCCTGTGAACATACAGACCGTTAAAGGGTCAACCTGATGTGCCTCGTTTCTATTAAGCATTGATTCACTCTGCCTATCCTCGATGATGTAAGTGTTACCACATTCGGCATAAAAGTAACCTTCTACCCATCCTTTACCATCAAGACGTTTAGCCTTGAACTTTATATTTTCTGCTTTCATAATCAACTATAAATTTATATA